GTAAAATATAGATGGTTTGTACCTTCATCTAGATCATCTGTTGTTGAGTCTGCTATACCATTTTCTGCAGTAATTGTAAGACCACCATTGCCAGTACCTGTAATAGTAATGTTATTTAATGTTGCATTTGTAAGCAATGATGCTGCTGAATCTTTTGCACGTCCATCAGTAAAATAAACGTTTGTAGATCCTTCTGCTAAATCATCTGTATCGTGATTTGAAATACTTGAAACTGTACCAGTTACATCACCAGTTAAATCTGCAGTAATTGTTCCTGCAGCAAAGTCACCATTAGAATCACGAAGAACTAATGTCTCTGGTGTATTTATAGGAGTACCAGAACCACCAACGAGATCAATAATATAATCTTGATCTGCTTGTTTCTTTGTAAGGATGTCATTGCCTGCTACGGTTGCTGTTGAACCTTCAACAATGAGTCCTTGCTTGATTTTAAAATCTTTATTAATTGTTGCCATTTTTATCTCCTTGTTTATGCCTTAAGTCCAATACGTGCATAACGTACTGTGATAGGCGTGATTGCAGGATCTGGAGTGACTGTTAAAGCCACGGTATTTCCAGTCCGTGAGACGCTAATGGTGCCAATATTCCCATCATTGTCAATAGTTCCATATTCGCTAACGTTTACATTTGAACCGTCAACTAATATAGTTAATTCTGTTGCATAAAACTTATTATTTCCACCAGTTGTCATTGAGATAGAAATAATGTATTTGACCATTCTCCATTGAGTTGCGTCAAAGTTATCGATAACACTTACATTTTCAATTCCTGAAATTGTGTTGTCATTGTTACCAGCAGATCCCAAGTTTGTTGCTTGTGATGCTGTTGTATCAATTAATTGCTCGTAATCTTCCTGTGTAGGACGATCACCAGTTTGAAACTTAGTCTTTACGAAGGGAAGGGTCATGATTGCCATACCCAAATTATAACATATTTTTTTTATAAAATATAATTGCTAAAACCAATTATTTGCAAAGGAATTGGGGGAACTAAAGAACTGCTAGAACCTTCTACTTTAATTGTTGTAAACTTTACCCTAAAAGGTAAAATATCGTTAATTCTAACTATACGCTTATCTTCATCAATTCTGATTACCTTTGCGTAGTCAGAAGTCTTAATATTTTTAGTTTTTGGTAAATCTGCTGGAAGTATTACTGATGTTGCCATTAGTCAGTGACATCCTCAAGGACAGTGATACTGCCTTGAGCAACTGTCCAAACTAATACATCTTGTGGCAATGATAGTTGGATATCAAAAATATCACCAGTTTGTAATGAAACAGAATTTGCTGCTGAAAGAAAAACAGTAAATTCTCCTGGAAGATCGTTTTCGTCTTGTGCTGGAGTTAATGACATAACTGTTGTTGCATCATCTGTAATAATTCCTTTATTAGATGCAAGGTTTGGTCTTTTAATCTTCATTGAAATAGTCCAGTCTGGAATATTTAATGGTTCTTTTGCATCATCTGTTACATAAACCTTGAAAGCAGATGTATCGCCTTTAACAATAGTCCAAATTACTGTAGGTGGTTTTTCTCCTACGTTGTATACCCCTGAAGATCCTCTAGTTGTTGCCATAATTAATTATAACATTAAAGACCGCTTTCAAGCGATCCCCAAGTTCCGTTTCCTCCTTGAATTGCTCCTACCAAAATCATTCCATTAACATTATGAGAATATAATACAATTGCTACAACAGAAGATGCCCCTGCAGTGCTATTTGTCAAACCACCAGTCTGACCAACATATAGTTTGTCTCCTGCTTCATAATCACTAGTATCGATAGTATCGAGTGTTCCAACTAAAACAATAGACCCTTCTGTTCCTGATGCCATTTCAGCCTTTGCTAAACCTGCTACTGGAAATTTATCAAGATTATTTGCATGAGATTTTGCAATTGTTGGTCTACCACTCAAAAAACCACTTATATAAACTGGGTCTCCAGTTTCAATAGTTTCACCACTTTGATTTCTTACAGCAAGGGGTAGATGAGCAATCTGTAATTCAGTAAATAACTCATGAATCCTAACAGCCATATTTTGCATATCTTGATGAACGTTTACTGGATCATCTGCAACTGGATATGGAATTAATTGTGGTGCTGGAGTATTTGCTGACATGTTTTAAATTATACCACTAAATCTCATATCAGTTATAGTCTTTTTTAAACCAAGAATGTAACTTATAACCACCAGTAAAATATGAATTTATATTTCTACCACTTATTTCGCTTTCATAAAATACCTTGACGTCTTCTTCTGATGTCCAATTTTCCCTTTTAAAAGGTAATATTTGCATTAGTGGGGTTCCCTTTTTCACTATGCCCTCAAAGTCTAAAGCCATCTCAAAAGGTATTAATCCAGAATGCATAGGATTTTTGTCTGTATCAACAACTCCAACCAAAGGTTTTATTGGAAGATCTAGTCTATTAAATGGACTTGAAATTAAAATACTATATCCAGGTGGTGTTTTTATTGCTAATGGACTCTTTAATGCAAATGTCAAAGAATGATGATGTGGCCTTGATGGTATTTTTTCTAATGACTTTACTTTATTTCTATTTTCTATTAAGTCATAATCATGTCTTGCCCATTTAATTTCAGTTTGTCCATTTATATTTTTTACTTCTATATCTGTCCATAACTCAAAAATATATCCAGATGTTAATGAATCTAAAAATGGCATACAAGATTTAAAAGTATTTGTTCCTGCTCTTTTGTCTTCGCTGTCATGTGTAGGAGTATCTTTATACCATTGTGGAACATACTGTTTTGCTGGTGCTGGAATTTTTGCAATACCATGTAATTGTGGGTCTATGCCAAACTTAATTAATTTATTTTTCATTTTAACTTTCTTTTAGTATTAAGGTGCCTTTTACATTATACCACTAAAAAATATCATTTCTTGACATATGTTTTTGCACCCTGTATAATTATTACTAGACACCAAAACGGTGTTTTTTGTTTATAGGAGGTACTGAAATGAATCTAAAAAATACTATAGTACTTGGAATAATTGCGGTATTTGGTTTTGCCGTTGTATCGCATGATATAAATATTAAAATATCTTCAACTAGACCTGTTCAGGTATGTAACAAAGTAGATACTAAGAAAACTGTTCTTGATAAATATAAAAATGCAAAAAGTTTAAACGAGGAACAGTTAAAGGAATTGTTACATGCTGTAGGGTTTGAGGGACATGCCCTTAAAATGGCTTGGTCTATTGCTATGGCAGAGTCAAATGGAAGACCTTCTGCTTTTAATGGCAATCGTAAAACTGGCGACAGTTCTTATGGTATTTTTCAAATAAATATGATAGGAGAACTTGGTCCAGAACGTAGAGAAAAGTTTGATTTAAAAACTAACTCTGAATTACTAGATCCAGTAAGAAATGCTCAAATAGCATTTCATATGAGCGATGGTGGTTCAGATTGGTCTGCTTGGAAAGATGGACGAAATCAACGTGTCCAGGAATTCTTATCTGAATTTAATGCTATATAACTATTTATAGTTATGAACTAGCATATTGCCAGCAAACAAATGGTCTATAGGTTCTACACCGAATCTATAGACTGTTCTTGTTTCATTAAAAATTACTTCTCTGTCTGTAATAATTTCTTCGGAAACAGTTCCATCTTGGTTATATTGTAAAAAATAATCTCCAATCAAAATAGTTCCTGATGGAACATATTGATAAATATTTTTTCTTTTTACCAAAATTCTTTCAGTCACAGAAAAACGTTTTGACATATCTTTATTAAAAATTATTGTTTCAGTTCTTGTGCTTGGCACAACTGAATTTACAGTAGACTTAACAATTTTTGTATTTGTCAAAGTTTTAGAATATAGATACCCTTTATATCCATCTCTACTTTCGTCAATATATTCATCAAAGGTTGCAGACCAAATACTGTCGCCAACCTGTATATCTTTTGCTGGCTTTTCAATAACAGAATCATTTTCTCCAACTACTAAAATTGGTGTATCTTGATCTACACAAAACTTACTTCCTGGTGTAAAACCAAAAGCAGAAAAAGGTGTAAATGCAAATGCTGCAAAAGGTGTAAAACCAAATGGAGTAAATCCAAATGGAGTAAATCCAAATTGATATACTGTA